ATTCATATTATACAGACGATATTAATAATAATAAAATACCTAAAGAGTTGATAGAAAGTTATGATGAAGTTATAAAAAAACCTATTGATGAAAGATTTAGAAAGTATGAGAAGTATTTTACTTATCACGAAGTATCAGACGAATTAAGAAAATGGTTACAAGAAGAGTTTAAATCTATTCTAATGCCAGGTAAAGAAAAATTTTATTATTGGGTTATAAAAGATTTACCTATGTTTGTTAATCATACAATACAAGAGTTAAATTTTTATCCTATACAATTTGATAATACTTTAAGATTTTGGAACCAATGGTTTGAAAGAGATAAAATACATCAAACTAGAATGGTTGAAGATAAAGAAGCAGAGTTGTGTAAGTTTAAAGTAGAACCTGTATTAAATAAATGGTCAAATTTTAAAGTAGATGAAATACACGATTTAGAACATAAAAAACCAGTTTACGGAGTAGTTGCATATGATTAATGTTTTTATAGGTTATGATGAGGGCGAAAAGATTTCTTATCATATATTATCAGAAAGTATCAGACGCCATAGTAGTGTGCCTGTATCTATAACACCATTATGTTTAAGTAATATACCAGAGTTTAAAAGAGAGAAACAACCTAATCAATCAACAGAGTTTGCCTTTAGTAGATTTATGGTGCCATATTTAAGTAATTATAAAGGTTGGTCTATTTTTATGGATTGTGATATGATGTTTAGAAGTGATATAAAAGATTTATGGGATTTAAGAACTTACAGATATTCTGTAATGTGTTGTCAACACGATTACGAACCTAAACAAGGTGTAAAATTTAGAGGTGCAAAAAACGAACCTTTTCCTAAAAAGAATTGGTCTAGTATGATGTTATTTCATAATTCACAATGTACAAAATTAACACCAGAATATGTTAACACAGCAACAGGTTTAGAACTTCATCAATTTAAATGGTTAGAAAGAGACCATATGATAGGTAATATTCCACTAGAGTGGAACTGGTTAGTAGGTGAATATGATTATAATGAAGAGGCAAAAAATGTACATTGGACTTTAGGTGGTCCTTACTTCAAAGACTATGCTAGAAGTGATTACGCTGATGAATGGTTTGATATATACTATAACACAACAAAGATAGATTTAATATGATTATTACACATAAAATAGGTTGGCAAAAATGTTTATCACATAAGATTTGGCCAGCAATAGAAAAAGGTTGGCAAGACGCAGACCACGAGATACACTTCTTTTGGGGTTTAGCAGGTAAAAATATAGATGGTATTAGAGAGTGTATAAGATTCAATAAAGAGTGGTGGTATGTAGATGTAGGTTATTTAAATGCTCCTTTTACAAGATATCCAGAACCTAAAGTTGATTGGGATAGAATGTATTTTAGAATATGTAAAGGTAATTTACATACAATAAGAGGTTCAGTAGGCGATGGTAAAAGATTATCAAAACTAGAATATGAGGGTATTGATTGCCAATTTAAAGGTTGGCAAACAGGTCAAATGACACACTTCTTATTAGCACCTTCATCACCAACGGTAACAATGCACATAAATGGTATGTCAGTAGAGAAATGGATTGAAGTTGCAAGTGAACAGATTAAACAGGCAACGTTTGGTACAGAGTATGCTGAGTTTCCTATAAAAATAAGACAGAAACCTAGACCAGGAAATCAATGGTGGCAAACTGATATTAAAGACGAATTAAAAGGTTGTCAAGCATTGGTAACTAATATGTCTTTATCAGCTATTGACGCAGTATTAAATATGACACCAGTATTTGCACATAAAAGAAACATAGTAAGTTTTATATGTGGTCAACATATGGGTAAGATTACAAAACCTATGAGACCAGGACATAAGACCGTAAATGAGTGGTTAAAAATGGTTGTTGATAATCAATTTAAACTATCAGAGATTGCAGATGGCACAGCATACGAAATGTTAATGAAACAACCTAACAATCATTTAGAAACAGAGAAATTAGAAGAACAGATAAAGATATGATAAATTTTGTTTGTGTTTACTACGGCAACAAATACAAACCGATTTATGTACAACACCTCTACAATATGGTCAAGAGACATTTAACGGTTGACCATAAGTTTATTTGTTTTACAGATAACACTTCTTTACATAAACAAGTAAAAGGCGACATAGAATTTAAACAATTTCCTTTGTTTGATGAACAAGGGTGGTGGAATAAAATGCAGTTATTTCATCCTGATAGTGGTTTAGATGGTGTAAATCTGTATATGGATTTAGATGTGGTCATATTAAAGAATATAGACCAGATGGCCAATTTTGGTGATGATATGACCTTTGGTGTATTAAAAGATTTTACTGGTTTTGATGACGGTATTAATTCTTCCATTATGAAGTGGAATAATAAGAATGCCACACCTGCTGTGTGGGAAAAGTATTATGAAGATAGACCAAAATGGAGACGGTATCAAGGAGACCAAAATGTGACCTATCAACTTTTAAAGGACCTTCCCTGGATGAGATATATGCCTAACGAATGGACATTTTCATATAAGTGGTTTTCTAGGAAAGAACCTAGGTTTAGTAAGTCAGACTGGACGTTTGAAAAGAATGACGAATCGTTGGTGGCCGTGTTTCACGGACAACCAAATCCTCACGAATCCGACTTGGATTGGGTGCGAAACAACTGGAAATAGAACAAAACCAGAACATATACACGCCAGAATGTAGACCTGGTCTCAAAAAATAATTAAAAAAAACGCTTGCTTTCTATGGTGGATAGTGTATAGTATATGTATGATTAGAAAAAATAAGACACTTACAGAAAGACTAAAAGACGCAAAGAGAAAAAATCTCTTGACTCTTTTAGATTTACTTGATATAATTATAAACGAAAAAGGAGTAAAACACTATGGCTAAAGTTAAATCATACTATACTGAAGTCGCTGACGAACAAGTTAGTGATATTCTAAAATCTTATACAGACGGTAAAATTACCGCTGATAAAGCAAAGTCTGATATATCTAAAGTTGACAATCTTAACTTACTTGATATTGATGATAACAACATTGATGACGTTTTATTTTATGCAAAAGAAGACGCCGACTCTGCTGATGATAATTATTTTAAAACAATGAGTAAATATTACTAATATGATAACTTCATTTTTTATATTAATGTTTACAATGATGACAATAATAATCATATTGAAAAAGGTACTATCATAATGGGTAAAAACAATACTATACATTTAACATACTGGAGAGAGTATCAAGATTCAGAGGATAGATATGATGAATTCTTTAAGATACATCACACTATTTTTAGAAATGTACCTTTATCTCAATTAAAGAGATTAAATTCAGAGACGTTTAAAAACAAAATTAAAAAGTATTGCGATAAGCATTATAATGAAACTGCTACGAATGCTACTGGTAATAGTGGCGTTGATATGATAGTTGGTGATGAATATTATAATACTTACTATGATGAGTTTGGTGAAAGCACAGGTACAGGTTTAGATAATGCTTTATTCAATGACTATGGTCAATTATATAATACAAGACAATATTTTAAATATGATTTTGACCCAAAATTTACAAAGAGATTTATTAACAAAACATATGGGAGGACACACTAATGATAATAAATGTAGGCGATAAAATACTTGGCAACCACGGTAGAGTTGGCGAGATAATTAATATCGGTATCGCAACAGAAATGACCGATATAGCGGCTGAAAATGATACAGCCTTAAATGCAAAAACATATGATACAGACCTTGGTTATAAAGGTGCTGTGACCTATTCAGGTGATAATGGTACTTACTGGTGTTATTTTGACCAGATAAAAGAGAACTATACTGAAAAGGAAAAGTCAGATGTTGATGTTCAAATTAACCTTGAAAACGAATGGTGGAAATAATGAACGATATAGTTAATATTGCTTTATCTGTTCTTGTATTATGTATGGTATTTTATATGCTATACTTAACAAGAGACGTTAAGAAAATTCTTGACAAGATGATAAAGAGAAATAAAAAATACGATAAAGATATAGAGAAATCAATTAAAGCAAATAATGACACAGCCTAAATTGAATAAACCAAACGAGTGGGAGCAATCTATTATAGACAATGCTGTAGAGTATTCTGTAATGATGTGGCGACCACTTGATAAGAGTACCAAAACAATTGTCAAAACATATAAAGAGGCAAAAGAGTTATATGATAAGACAAGTAAGAATCATAAAGCGACACTTGTTTATGCTATCAACAAGGCAGGCAGATACGCTAATATGAATCATTTAGAAGATTTTAAAAAGAGGCAAGACTAATGAGTAATCAGAGACCAGGTAAATTACAATCAAGACCAGAAATGGGTATGACTCAAGAAATGGGTACTCTAAAGTTTTTTAAATTAGCACAAAAGGTGTTAGAAAAAGAAGGCAAAACAGACGAAGCATTTAACTTTGAACAGATGGCGGACTGGATAAAATCAGGAAAAAGGTTGCCAAATACAGAGGAAGATGTTATAAAGGCGTTAGGAATATAATTATGAAATACAATGAAGATAAAATATTAAAAGAGATAGGTGACTATATTAAATCTACATATGGTCAACACTATGCTCAGGTGTCTAAAGGCACACAGGTTCAAGATTTATTAAGAGATATAGGTATAGATAAAGATTTTTGCCAAGCAAATGCAATTAAATATTTGTGTAGGTTTGGTAAGAAAGATGGTCGTAATAGAAAAGACCTTTTAAAAGCAATACACTATATTGTATTACTAATGAATAGTGAGGACACTAGTGCCAAAAAAACAATTAAGTAAACAAGAACTATATAATATAGCATTAAAAAAACATATCAAGTGGATGAGGTCTCTTGGTTTAAATGTTAATGATGATGGTTATATTATCAAGTCAAGAATTATAAGAGAAGAAGAGGGTTATTACCCTACTACCGATTTATCAGATGTCCAACCTGGTCCTGTTCTTTCTAATCATATTGGACCAGGGGGCACCAAACAAGATAACTCTTGGAAGATAGAAGAGTCTAAAAAATTTACAATCGTGCCAGCATATAACAAAGGTCCATATATGGTGGTAAATAAAAAAGACCTGAAGACAGCAGGAAGGAAAGTCTAATGAACGAAGTATTAGCATTGATTGATGACCTAAAAAAGGTTAAACAAAAGTTGGTGAGTGGCGACACGGCCGGTGCAATTAAATTAATTGACGAAACGGTTGCCTACAAGGAAAAAGAAGTCAAGGATTTTGAGACTTGGCTAGAGAATGAACATAAACTAGAACAATCTGGAGTTGAAGAACAATACGATTTACCATTTCCAGAGGGGGTACGGTAGTACGTAAAATGGTTGATTCGTCAATCCTGGTGCGTCCTAGGCGCTTAAATATGCACAAAAAGCAAGTAAATACGTCATTTATTGGAGACTTGACATTTCCAACGTTTTCCTGTATAGTATATACAATTAACTTGGGAGGGTTATAATATGTCGTTTAATTATAGTAAAGAGACTCTATTTGCAGAGTTTGATGTTGCAAAACAAAAAGACATTAAGTTGTCCAAAAAGAAATCACAATTTGATAAAGAGAATGACAAATTTGATAACAGAATACAATTCTTCAAAGACCATATAAAATTAAAGAAAGAAAAACCACAATATTATTCTAACGTAGATGTGAATTTTGAAAAACTATTAGAAGCCTGGTCAAGTCCTAGTCCGATTGACCACTTTTATCAATCAGTTTTTGGTATGTCATATGCCGAAAAAATGAGAATATCTGAACTTGAATTAGCAGAGAAGAA